CTTAGGAAACCACCAATTGTTCTGTTCCCGTATCTTTCTACTTCTGCTTCATAAAGCTCAGGTAGATATTGTTGTGCAAAGTTTCCTCCAGCAGCTCCTGTAAAATCTAAGTAGTTGGTGTTTAAAGCCATCTGAGATTGTGCAGGTACTAAAGAAGCAGGAAAACTTCCGCTTACATTAAAAGCCATAATTTTTAGTTTTAATTTTTAGTTTTACTTTTTATTTTTAATTTAGAACTATTTGTGCCATTAATAGCTTTAACTTTCAAACCGTTAATAAAGATTTCTCCATTACCTTGGCTTGGTCTAGCAGAAGAACTTACGTTATTAGACTTAGACGTTAGATCTTTGATCGCGTCCGCTTTGCCTTGTTCGTAAAAATGTTCTGCTATAGTGTCAGCATTTCTAGCAGCATAGATTGCTTTGTGATATCCCGCTGTATCGTTTACGTTGCCATCTTTATCTAGGAACTTCCCAATAAAAGTGGACAAGTCAGCTTGCTTATCAGCAACGGCGTTAGGATTTGAAACACCATACTTAAACTTATCTTCTCCTACATTAAAATCGAAACCTTCGAAATCTTCAGAGAAATATTTATTAGTATTTTGTTTAAAAACCTCTCGACGCTGTGCAGCAGCATCTTGTTCTTTATTATATCTGTTGAAAAAGTCTAATGCTTTTTGTTGATCAGGACTAACATTGGATGACTTCAACTTGATGTCTTCGTAGTACTGTTCTTTTAAATTGTTCATAAATGAACTAGCATTTGCCACTTCTTCTTTCATCGCAAGCTTTTTCTTGCGAATGCTTTTTTCATCTTCCTCGTTTTCATCAAATGAAAACTTGTCAGTTAATAAAAACTTTACCTCTTCATCATTTAAGTGAGGTTTAGTTTTCTTATAAAATTCTTTTAATAGATCTTCATCCTTTATTGTAGAATAATCTACATTTAACCTAGCGTAGTCTGTTAAATCTCCGCCAGTATCTTTCATGAAATTAATTAACTTTTTAACTCCTTCTGGCATTTCAACCTCCGCTTTAATAGGAGCTTTTTCAGTTATAGACTCTTTTTTTTCAATAGTAACTTCATTAACTACTTTAGTTATTAAGTTTTCTTTTTTAGATTCTACAGGTTTTTCTTCTTTAGCTTCTGGAGTTTTTTCAACTTCTTCTTTCTTATCTTTATTCATTTTAAGTTTGAATACAGGATCTTCTTTTCTAGTACCTAAATTAGATGGTCTTTTTGCTTTAACCTTTAGAGGTTCTTTTGTTTCTTTTTCTTCTTTTAATTCTGACATAATATAATATAATAATTAATAATTACATTCCACTTAAATTAATACCACCTAAATTAGCATCTTGAGGTTTTTCAAAATCAGTAGGTAAAGTATCATTTTGTCTTTGTGAAATCATTTTGCTTTGTTGACTAGCTTGTATTCTAGTTCTTTGGTCTTTTCGGTCTTCAATATCTTTTTCTTTTTGTTGATCTTTTTGAATATCTGCTTGAGCTAACTTCATATCAAACTCAAATTTCTGTTGTGCTAATTGTTGTTTTATTTGTAATTCAGCTTGCATTCTTTGTGTTTCAAACTCAGATTTAGCTTGTTCTACTTGTATTTGAGTTTCAGCTAAAGCTTGTTGTTTTTGAACTTCTGCCATAGCTGCAGCTTCAGTAGTTTGCGCATTAGCCTGTGCTTGAGCTTCTATCATCTGCTGTTGCTGCTTCTGATCTTGCTCTTGCTTTTTAATTCTTCTTTGCTTTAATATTTGATTAGCTAGTTTTAAATTTCTCACCTCTCTTATATCTATAGCGTCTTCTAAAAATATTTGTTGTTGCTGTAGAGCCATTTGTATATTTTGCTCTAACATAGCTTTTTCTTCTTCGTCAGGTTCTAGTTCTAAAAATATACCAAAGTCAGCATTTGTTTTATTAGATATTTCTTCTAAGGTTTTAACATTAAAAACTGATATACTACTTTCTAAAGCTTGTTTTAACAAAGGAAACTCTAAACTATCAACAACTCTTCTACATACATTCTCTGCTGTTTTAACAGTTAAGTATAAGCTAGACTGTAATATGTGTCTTGTTGCTACATTTGAATTTGCAGCAGCTAGTTTTTGCAAACCTACTAATGATTGTTTATCAGGCATTGAACCATCTCTAGCTTCATTTAACCCGGTCACATCTCTTATCATTTGTAGATAGTATTGATAAGTACCTATTAATGATTGCATTTTTTGTTGACCACTTCCTGTTTGTAATTCTTGTATAGGAACTTTACCATGATTTATTTCACCATCTTGAGTTAGTGATCTACCTACTATACTACCAGTCTGGAAATACATGTTTAATGCTTCGGATGGATTATAATTTGTTCCATTACCTAAGTCAACTTCTGCTAGTCCATCTACATCTAAGTAAACACCGTCTGGAACAACCCTAGATAATACTTGTTGTATTTTTAAATGCGTTAATTGAATCATATCAGCAAAACCAGTTATCTTACCTACTAACGACTCTATACGACCTTTGTACATTCTAGGAGCGCATATGTTATAATTCATATGTACTCTAGTTTTATCAGCTAAAGGTCTTGTCATATTCTCAGCCATTTTCCAGTCAAGCATTAATGGATGACCTAGTATTTTAGCACCAGAGTAAATGACCTCTATTGATCTAGAAACCTTTTTAAATGAATCATTTTTAGGTGGATTAAAGTCACCTGATTTTTGAACAACTTTTTCTAAACCGTTTTTAGTCTTTTTTAATTTAAAAACTTGATCTATAAATGTTTTATATTCGAAATACAAAACTTGACACGTCTGGTCATCATTTCTACCATTCCAACCTCTTAAGTATTCTGAATTACCATGATACTTTTGTATCTGTTCTAATTCTTCTTTTGTTAAGTTAGGAAACTCTGTTTTTAACTCTGATAAAGCAACGGGTTTTACTTCTCCAACGTAGTATAGATCTTCAAAATTAGGATCTTCAGTATATGAATAAACTAAATTAGCTGGATCCACATACTCTATTCTAACACCACGCATTTTATCCCAAGATGTTTTTACAGCTCCAATGCCTAGTACACAAAGATCGTAATTTATTCTTCTATTAACTAAGTCATACTTATTAAAGCTCATAACATTTGATATGAGTTCTTCTTGAGCTATTTCTATTGATTGCTTGTAATCTAATTGTAAATGTAGTTTAAGATCAGATGTTGTTTGTATTCCTAATTTCTTAATACTTTCATCTCTCATTCCAATACCAGTCTTGCCCTCTATGCTTTCTAATAGTGATCTAGCTTTTAAATCTCTATCTAATTTATTTGCATAATCAGTTCTTTCTTTTATGGAAGTAGGATCTTGAGCAAAAGCGTTTATATCGTAATTCCTACTAGATATTCCATTAACAACTATATCCACAAATTTTGATATAACAGGTACTGGTTGCCAATCTAAATTAAGATAAGACAAATCACCGTCAATAGCTAACTCATCTTTATATTTTTGTACTGGTTGTTCTCCTCTTGCGTATAATCTTAACCTGTGATAGTTTTGAAAGTTTGTTGCGTACCTATATCCTGTTCCTCTAGTGTTTCTAAACCATTCTCCTTCTATAGCTCTACCAACTTGCAGGCCATAATCTTCACTGTTCTTAACACTCTCTGGTACTATCTGATCAGGAAATGAACTATAATTATTAGTATAAATCATTTATTTTATTATTTGTGAAATTGACCCTTCGTTATTGTATTTTTTCATACCTAATTTTATTTGTTGGATTGAGTTCATAGATATTGGTTTATAATTATTTTTATTACAAGCCATTATGGCTAGTCCAGAACTAATGGAAGCATCGTGCTTCGTTCTGTTGTTAATGTTAAATTGTGCCCAATCTTCAAGAGTTCTTTGGAAATACATATCTCCACATTCTTCATTATTGTATCCAACAAAATTTTCTATATAAGATTCTATAGCTGAAGCGTGTGCTTGCTTAATATCTTCACTTGAGTTAGGTATTCCACCTATTTCTTTTTCAGTTATTGAAAGTTTATTATAAACCTTATCTGGTCTATTAATACTAAAACCTCTATATCCTCTACGTTTAAAATAATATAATAATCTAGGTTTATTATTTTCCGCAAGTATTGGCATGCCGTAAAATACACAAGCCATTAATACGTCTTCAAAAAATATCTCAGCTGTCTGAGGTCTAGCTATGTATTCTAAAAAGAAGTGATTAGGTGGCGCATCTGCCATACTAAATTTGGTTAACCCATGTAGCGATCCATTAGACCCTTTACCGTCGACAGTACCACTAATATCATAAGAATCACAACCAAATGCTCCGATATGATCGTTTCCAGCGTGTCTAGTTCCATTTTTTATTATTACATTATTTTGTAAACTATTGCTTGGTATCCATGTTATAAAAAACCTACCATTCCTACTTGGATAAAACAAAACTTTAGTATCTTTTTTTCCATTTTCCCAGCCAAAATTGCCTTGAGTTACGTTTTTACTGTTATTAAAGTCTTCGTTATAATCTATTTGTTGATATATTTTAGTAAGATTAAATAAACTTTCTTTAGCTTCATCCCTAAAGGCATGCTTCTCAGTTCTTGGAAACTGCCTGTAATATTCATTTAAACTATCTTGATCTTCTTTTAATCCATCAACTTCGTTTTCCCAGTGCTCGATAACTCCGGTGTCAATTGAGATATTATCAATTCCGAGGATTTTATCTTTTGGCGTAGTGAATACAGGTAATCCAAAAGTATCCATGAATCCTTCGTAGTTCCATTCCATAGGGATGAAAAGAGAATACAATCCGCTAGCTGTTTGTCCGTTTCTATTTCTTTTAGTAACGTCTGAAGAGTAGTATAATTTTTTGAAGTTGTTTCCACCTTTATCTAATGCGTTTGAAGTTGAGCCCATCATACACTTACCTACGATCCTACGTCCTAGTCTTAATGTAGTTTTTGTAACTCTCCAGTTGTT